AAGCAGCGCAACCTCAACAGGTAACACAGGATATTCCGAGAGAGCCACAGCCACAGCCTCAAGAGTATTCTGAACCAGATCCTAAAGCTCAAGCATGGGCAGAAGAGAATCCTTGGTTCGGAAACGACAAAGCTATGACTATGACCTCGTTTGCTTTTCATGAAGATTTGTTGTCAGAAGGGTTTGACCCCGCAAGCAATGAATACTATGATGAGATTAATAATAGGATTCGAAACGAGTTCCCTCATAAATTTAATGATGAAACTCAGACGAGCCAACCCGCTCAGACGGTAGCACCCGCAAAGCGAAGTGCAAAGCCAGGGCGCAAAACTGTGAGACTCACACCCTCACAGGTTGCAATAGCAAATAAATTGGGTGTGCCTTTAGAAGAGTACGCAAAATATGTTGAATAACGTGGAGCAACGTAAATGACTGACAATAATAAAAAGACTGACGAAAATCGTCAACCACGCGAAGCCCAGACTCGCGAAACTCAAGTAGCGAGAAGACCATGGGCACCCCCGTCTGCCTTAGACGCACCTACACCCCCTGAGGGTTACATTCACCGTTGGGTGAGATTAGAAATCAGAGGACAAGACGATCGTAAGAACGTCGTGGCCAAAATGAGAGAAGGATGGGAGCCTGTTAGATCAGACGAATATCCTGACTTCGAATCTCCAACAATTGATGAAGGTAAGTTTGAAGGAGTGATTGGTGTTGGTTGGTTAATACTATGTAGAATGCCTATCGAAACTGTACAGGAAAGAGCTGACCACTTTGCGAGTAAAACGCAAAGCCAGATGGATGCTGTAGATAACGATATGATGAAAGATGGTACGCACCCCAGCATGTCTATTAATAGACCAGACAGACAGTCGCGCGTAACAATTGGTGGAACTCAAGGTTCGTCAAACAACTAAGAGTTCTTTATAATAATTCTTGTAAATTAGAGAAAGAATATGGCAAATGTAGATAAAGCCTTTGGGTTAAAACCTTATAAAGGTCTCAATGTCGGTTCAGCCGTTCAAGAAGCTAATAAATATAACATCAATCCATCAGGATATGGTACAAGCATCTTTCAAGGTGACTTAACTATATTTAATGGAGGATACATCGAAAGATCAGCAGCTGGTTCTGCTAATAACGTAGGTGTGTTATCGCATGTTTTTTATACAGCTACTGACGGAACTCCTACCTTTAAGAATTACTATCCAGCATCTACAACGGCACTTGGTAGCGGAGACATAGAGGCTTATATCTATGATGATCCTAATCAATTGTTTGTTGTTCAAGCGGATGGTGCTTCGACTATTGCAGCTATCGGCAGAAATGCAGATACTGATGGTATTGGTGGCAGTACAACAACTGGCGTAGCTACTCGCGAGCTCGACTCTAGTACACTAGCAACAACAGCAGCACTTCAGCTTAAAGTTGTGGGCGTAGTTCAAGATGATAAAAACGGAGACCTTTCAAGCAATAATGCGAACTTAGTTGTTCTCATTAATGAACATGCTTATAGAGGTCCTGTTGCAGGAACATAAGGAGTAATTTAGATGGCAATTTCCAGAGGACAATTAGTCAAAGAGTTACTTCCAGGTCTAAATGCATTATTTGGTCTTGAGTATGATAGATATGAAAACGAACATGAAGAAATTTTTGACGTTGAAAACTCTGATCGTGCTTTTGAAGAAGAAGTAATGTTAACAGGCTTTGATCAAGCACCCGTTAAATCAGAAGGAGCAGGCGTAGCGTTTGATTCAGCCCAAGAGGCTTTCACGTCACGTTATACCCACGAAACCATAGCTTTAGCGTTTAGCATCACAGAAGAAGCGGTAGAGGATAACCTATACGACAGATTGTCGGCCAGGTACACTCGTGCGCTTGCAAGAAGTATGTCAAACACTAAGCAAGTCAAGGCAGCAGCTGTATTAAATAATGCATTCAATTCAAGCTTCGCTGGCGGCGATGGAAAAGAACTTTGCGCAACAGATCACCCAACTGTGGGCGGTCCTAATTTGAGCAATGAACTTTCAACATCTGCTGACCTAAGTGAAACTTCACTTGAACAAGCATTAATTGATATTGCAGCTTTCACTGACGAACGTGGTTTGAAAGTAGCTCTACAAGGAACGAAATTAATCATTCCTAAAGAACTACAATTCGTAGCTGATAGAATATTGGAAACTCCAGGCAGAGTTGCCACGTCTGATAATGACATTAACGCCATGAGAAACATGGGTATGATTCCTGAGGGATATACAGTTAATCATTATCTGACTGACACCGATGCTTTTTTCATTAAGACTGATGCACCGAACGGATTTAAAATGTTTAATCGTTCACCAATCAGAACTTCAATGGAAGCAGATTTCGATACTGGTAATGTTAGGTACAAAGCTAGAGAAAGATACAGCTTTGGATTCTCGGATCCACGTTGCGTCTTCGGTAGCCCAGGAGCATAACACTCGATTAGTTTAATGGAACCCTGCTGGGGGTTTCTTACTCAACCCAGCAACCTTATCTTTTTTACACATTTCTATTTTTTTCTGATACGATAATCTCATACCGAGATAATTTGTTATACCAACTGACTCGGCAGACTTACTCCAAGATGGTGTAACACATTTAGTTAGGAGAAAAATATGGCTAAATCAACATTTTCAGGACCAGTCAGATCATTGGCTGGATTTATATCAGCAGGTAGTACATCGTTTGTTAGCTTAACAGCTGACACTACGCTTACAGTAGCTGCACACGCAGGTAAAGTATTAACTACTAACGATGCGGATGGTAAATTTACTTTACCTTCAATTGTAGCAACTACTCCAAGTGATTCTACTGATCCAAACCAAGCCAATAATATAGGTGCAACTTTCTACTTTATTGTAGAAACAGCTGCTACTGATATGGATATATTGACGGATGGAACAGATAAGTTTGTAGGTGGTCTTTACACTGGCGTAACTAACGCTACAGGTAAAACATTTATATCTGGTGCTTCTAATGATGTAATCACTATGAATGGATCAACTAAAGGTGGACTAGCTGGTAGTATCGTAAAAGTTACTGCAATGGCTTCTGCAAAATATGCAGTTGAAGGTATTATCTTAGGTTCAGGAACTTTAGTAACACCATTTGCTGACGCTTAATAGGAGACTAATATGAGTTCAGATGTAAAAGCATCCGTTCCTTTAACTAGCTCAGGAAGACTTCAAGGTTTTATTGGAGCTTCGGGAGCTGGAACTGCTACTAATTTAGGCTCACTAAGGATACAGTCTGTACAAGCTCAATCTAGCGATTCTGACGCACAGATCATTATATATGATGGTTCTAGCGCAAGTGGCACTAGAATAATAGCTCAATTCAAGTTTGGATCTGCAGCGAACGAATCTTTCGATCACTACATACCAGGCATGGGTTGTCGTTTTACAGAAGGAGCTTATGTAGCTTTAACTAACTGCGACTTCTTTGTTGCATACTATAATTAAGGATTAGATATGTTTAAGAAAACTCAAGATTATGCTCAAGGCAAAAAAACCAAAGGCTATATGGGCGGCGGTGAAGTTATGGGCTATGAGTACGGTGGTACGGTTAAGAAGCCTAAGAAAAAGCATGGTGGCTAGTAATGGCTACCTCAGGAACTACTTCATTCAACCTTAGCGTTGATGAATTAATAGAAGAAGCATACGAAAGATGCGGTCTTGAACTTCGTACAGGTTACGATTTAGAGACCGCTCGTCGTTCGCTTAATCTAATGATAGCGGAATGGGCTAACAGAGGATTAAATCAATGGCTTATAGCTGAGCACAGTTTTACTGTTACACAAGGCACAAACGAAGTAAGTCTTGGAACAGATATTATAGATATTACTTCTGCAGTTATATCTCGCGATAATACAGATTTCCAAATGTCTAGACTGAGTAGGTCTGACTACCTCTATACCCCTAACAAAACAGATCAAGCTAGGCCTACTCAATTCTTTTTAGAAAGACACATAACACCAAAACTATATTTGTATCCGACTCCAGAAAATTCTACAGATGTAATTAAATATTACGCTTTGACTAGAATGCAAGACGTAGGGGACTACACAAATAATATGGAAACAGTGTTTAGATTCTTACCTTGTATGACAGCAGGGCTGGCTTATTATATTGCTATGAAAAGAGCTCCTGATAGGATACAGTTATTAAAATCAATTTATGACGAGGAATGGGACAGAGCAGCAAGCGAAGATATAGATTCTGTTAGCTCTAAATTTTTACCCCCAAGAATGATAATATAAAGGAGAATAAGAATGAGTTTTTTAGATAGATTAGGAAGTAAACGACCACCAATGTTTACATTACCTACGTTACCTATGCCTGGACCTAGAACACCTGCCCCGCAGCCTGTGATGCCTGTAATTGGTGGACCCGAAGGTATTGGTGGCACTGCTCCTATTCAGATGCCTACATCACCTGCTCCTATGCCTGGACCTGCTCCTATGCCTATGCCTGTGCCTGTGCGAGGTGGAACTTTAAGAAAACTAATGCGACAAAGAGATCAACTACAAGCTAGGCTGGAGCAAGTTAATGCAAGGATACAACAATTAATGCAAGGTCAAGATCAAGGTTCAGGTTCGGGTTTCCCAGAAAGAAAACCACAAGAAGGAATCGGAAATCTTTTAGAACAACTATTAAGGAATCAGAGCGAAAGAGGCGATTTCGGCGATTAAATATAAATGGCTTTTGCTTCAGGTAAACGAGCTTATGGAATCTGCGATACTTGCGGACAAAGGTATCGTTTACATCGGCTACAAGAACAATGGGACGGATTTAAAACTTGCCCAGAATGTTTTGATCCTAAACAACCACAACTAGAAGCTCCTCCTGTTGGAGCAGATCCTCAAGCACTATTAAACCCAAGACCTGATAGGATAGAACCTGCGTCTCAAGTTCTTTTGACGAACAATCCATTTCTTACGACTCAAGGCAGCGCAGTTATAACTGTGTTTGAAGATAATCATGGCAGGAGTACAGGAGATAAAATTAGGTTTAGAAACGTAGATGCATTTGATGGATTTACAACTAGCGTTATAGAAGACCCTGATGGGTATGCGATTACAGTTACAGCCAACACTACAACAAATATTCTTAATTACAATAACAATACATACACGTTTACAGCAGGTTCTGGAACAGGAACAGCAGGAGCTAGAGGAGGCGGAGTAGATTGCACGGTTGGACCTGCACAAACACTACTACCTTTAAACCCGTTTAGAACAGGTAGCGCAGGAACTAATACAATTATATCTGTTACAGAATTTAAACACGGAAGAACAACTGGAGATACCGTAAGATTCAGAGCTACAGAAGCTGTTGATGGTGTTACTACTACTGTACTTGAAGCAGCAAGTGGATATACAATAACTGTAGTAGATGCAAATGAATATAAGTTTACATCTACAGGAACCGCTACCACAGGAAATATAACAGGCGGCGGAGATACAGTAACAGCGGGACCAGTATAATGGCAGGATTTACATACAGCGAATTGAAAACAACAATACAGAATTATGTAGATAGTTCTGAAACAACTTTTGTTAATACCTTAAATACTATTATTGAACAAGCCGAAGAAAGAATATTAAAAGGTGTTTGGCTAGATAATTTCAAAAAGAATGTAACTGGAACAGCTACTTCGGGTACTCCTTATTTAGGAATGCCTACAGATTTTTTAGCTCCTTTTAGTTTATCTGTTATAGACAGTGACACGTATTATTTTTTAAATTTAAAACAAGTTAGTTTTATGCGATCTTACAAACCTGCAACAACAGGTTCTGTTACAGGTAGGCCAAAGTATTATGCAGAATTTGATAGTGACAGTTTTATTATTGCTCCTACCCCTGACAGCAACTACACATTTGAGTTACATTATTTTTATAGGCCTGCATCGTTAACCGCAGCTGGAGACAGTGGATCAACTTGGCTGTCC